CCATTACTTACATAAAGGTTAAAATACTTGATTTTTTGGAAAATGAGGCTCGATTTTTCTTAAAAATTGCAATTATCGCGTTAATAATGCCGTAAACGCTTGATTTATTTTGAGAGGGTAACAAAGGAGGCTCACTAATGGCAAGAAAACAGAGATCAACAACACAATCACTTAAAAAACAAGCCGAGGAGATAATGCGGATCGCTGAGAGCGCCGGAGTACAGACTAATTACTTCTTTTTAACGACTTTCGACAGATACCAAACTCAAATATCTATACTTGACGATCTTAAAAAGCGGATTCAAGAGTCTGAGACTCTTGTTACTAAGGAATACGTCAAAGGTCGAGAGAATGTTTATACTAATCCGGCGATAACAGAGTATAACCGGACGACAGACTCGGCAAATAAGACGGTTGGTACACTTATTAAGATAATTAAAGGCTTTAAGGGCGAGGACGGAGGCGAGGACGTCGATCCTTTACTCGCTATAATCAACGGAGGCGAGGATTATGTCTCCGACGGAGAGTAAAGCGTATTTATATTGTAAGTCTTGCATAAGAAAAAAGACGACTCCTCATTATGTCAAGTTGCAAATGCGCGACTTTATGCGTATTTGCGAGGGTAAGGATAAGAAGTATAAAGTATCGGTCGCTAAGATAAAACAGATCGAGGACTTGCTCAAGCTCCTTATTATGCCTAAAGGATTAAAAGCCGGACAGACTCTTTATCAATGCTCAACGGGTTATCAATGGCTCGTTTATACCGCAAGTCTCGCGGTTGTATATCGAGACAATCCTAAAAAGAGACGATACGAGACGATCTTACTCGAGATATGCCGTAAAAATTTTAAGACGTTTACGATCGGTACTCTGTTTATCATTCTCTTTATTATCGAGCCTAAATTTTCTCAATTTTTCTCAGTTGCTCCGGACGGATCACTCTCTCGAGAGATCCGAGAGGCAATCTCCGCGATCCTTAAGAGCTCTCCGCTCGTTTATGAGTATAAGGGTAAGAAAAGGTTTAAGATCCTCCGAGACTATATATCGTTTCCGGCTATGGAGACAAAATATACTCCTCTCAATTACTCGAGCTCAACTCTCGACGGTAAGTTACCTAATGTCTTTTGCGCGGACGAGGTAGGAGCGTTACCTAACTCTTACGCTCTTGAGGCTATGCGATCCGGACAACTTAATATATTAAATAAGCTCGGTTTTATAATCTCGACTAAGTATCCGACTTTAAATAATCCTTTTGAGGACGAGATCGCTTACTCGAAAAAGGTACTCGACGGACTCGTTAAGGACGAGACGCTTTTCGCTCTGTTATACGAGCCGGATAATACGAAAGATTGGCAAACAGACGACTTGATCTTACAACAAGCTAATCCGGTCGCTCTTGAGATACCGGAGATATGGCAAGATCTATTAAAGAAAAGAGCTAAGGCTATCGCTCAAGAGAGCGCGCGAGAAAACTTTGTTACAAAGCATTGTAATATCATCTACTCCGGAGCCGGTACGACGACTTATATTGACGTTTCCGCCGTTCAAGAGTGTAAAGTCTCTAATATTGATTGGAGCGGACGAGTCGTATATCTCGGACTCGACTTATCTCAGACAACAGATAATACCTCGGTTACAATGGTCTCAGTTGACGACGACGATAAGATCCTCGCGGACTCTTGGGCGTTTATACCGGAGGGACGTATCGACGAAAAAGAGGCAACCGAGAGAGTAAGATACCGAGAGCTTATTAAGTCCGGTAAGGTTATCGCTTGCGGAGACAAGGTTATCGATTATAAAGTCGTCGAGGACTTTATAATCGGACTTGAGGATCGTCTCGGAGTACAGATCCAAGCGGTCGGATACGACAGATATAACGCTATGTCAACGGCTCAAAAGTTGGAGGCGGCGGATCTTACGACGATCGAGGTAAGGCAACACTCGAGCGTTTTACACGCGCCGACTAAGTTACTAATGGAAAAGATCCTTAACGGAGAGTTTGAGTATACAGATAATCCGTTATACGAGATCAATTATCTTAACGCGCGTTGTACTTACGATACTAATAAGAATATGTACGTCAATAAAAAGAAAAGCTCCGGTAAAGTTGATATGGTTATATCAACGATAATCGCGGTTTACTTGGCTCAGCAAGATTATTTCCTTGGAGACGGCGACGGCTTTACAATTCAAGTTTTTTAATATATTTTATAAATGAAAATCGTTATCATAGGAAATAAAAGCAAATGAAAACAAAGAGGTGTTTTAATGGCTTTTAATTTTTTCAATCGAAAAAGAGACAACGAGGATCAAGCTCGAGAGACGGTAACGGCTGAGGTCGGAGAGGTACAAACTCCGTCGGACGTTCTTTTGACGACTCTTATCAAAGGAGACAAGATCTCTCTCGAGCAAGCTCTAACAATACCGGCGGTATCCTCTAATCTTGATTTTATATCAAATTGTATCGCCGCTATGCCCGTTAAACTGTATAAGTATAAACAAGGCAAGGTCGAGGAGGTTGAGAACGACTCAAGGACTCGTCTCCTTAATAATGATACCGGAGATACTCTCGACGGCTTTCAATTTAAAAAGGCTTTAGTCCGTGATTATCTTATGACGACGGGCGGATATGCTTATATCCAAAAGTACAGAAACGACGTAACCGGTCTTTATTATGTTGATAACGAGTACGTTGTTATTGATTACAACTTTCAACCGATCAACAAGTCTTATAAGATATACGTCGAGGACGGTACTTATCAACCTCACGAGTTTATTAAGCTCTTAAGAAATACTAAAACGGGCGCTTGGGGCGTCGGTATCTTGGAGGAGCTTAACGACGCTTTACAAGCCGCGTATCAAACTCAACTATATCAACTCGGACTCGTTAAGACCGGCGGTAATAAGAGAGGATTTATTAAGTCTCAAAAGAGACTCTCAGAGTCGGCGATCCAAGCTCTTAAAGCCGCTTGGAGAAAACTATACGCAAACAATACCGAAAACGTTGTCGTCCTTAACGACGGACTCGACTTTAAGGAGGCGGCTAATACCTCGGTCGAAATGCAATTAAACGAAAGTATCGAGACTCTCGGTAAACAGATCGACAAGATCTTTCATATATTCGATGATTTTAACGATACTTTTAAATTTGCTATATATCCGATCGTTAAGGCTTTTGAGACGGCTCTTAACAGAGATCTCTTACTCGAAAAGGAAAAGAAAAATTACTTTTTCGAGTTTGATGTTAAGGAGATTATCAAGGCAAGTATTAAGGAGAGGTACGAGGTTTATCGTATGGGTAAAGAGTGCGGTATGACGACTATTAACGAGCGCCGCCGTATGGAGAATATGAACGAGATTGAGGGCGGAGACGTTATCGATCTCGGACTCGGATCCGTTCTTTACGATATCAAGACTCATAAGTATTACATTCCTAATATGAACGCGACAAGCGACTCGAGCGACTCCGGAGAGAGTACAGAGGATCAACTCAAGACGCTCGAGGAGGAGACAATTATCGATCACGATAACAAGACGGAGGCTTAAGTATGAAGATAATAATAAGAGAGGATAAGGTAACGATCGAGGGTTATGTTAACGCCGTCGAGAGAAACTCTAAACCGTTGACCGAGCGCGGAGTTACCTTTATCGAGAGGATCGGAGCCGGAGCTTTTAAGAGAGCTATTGCTCGAGCTAAGGATATCCGTATCTTGCTTAATCACAGAAAAGACCGAGATCTCGGAGGACTCTCCGACGGTAATCTTGAGCTTGAGGAGGATAATATCGGACTCAAGGCAAGAGCTGAGATAACAGATCCCGAGGTAATTGAGGACGCTCGTAAGGGTAATCTCGTCGGTTGGTCTTTTGGTTTTGCTGATATACCGGAGGCGGTAAAGCAATTAAGAGACGACGAGAGCGGATTACCTCTCCGCAAGGTAAAAGATCTTGATCTCTTTGAGGTCTCGCTCCTTAACCGGACTAAGTCGCCGGCTTATGTTGGTACTCTTGTAAACGTAAGAGACGACGGGACAGAGGAGAGAGTTAATTACTCTGAGGAGTACGAGGACGAGGTCGAGGTTATTAACGAGACAAGAGATGAGGATCCTCAAGAGGAGACAAAAGATCCGGAGGAGACAACTCCGGAGGTAAGAGAGTTATCAAGCGAGACACTCGCTCGATATAAAAACATAATCGCTGAGCTTAAACAAATGGCTCAGAGAAAAAACTAACAAGGAGGAAAAAAAGATTATGTTTAAGAACGTTAAAGCACAAACGGAAAAGATGAACGATCTTATCACTCGCGCCGAGACTCTTGTTAATACGGCTGAGAGTGAAAAGAGAGAGCTTACTGAGGCTGAGGCGGCTGAGCTCGCTGAGATCCGCGACGATATTCAGAGGATCAAGAAGTATCTTGATATCGTTGACGATATCGACGACGCTCGTCCGAGCGAAAAGGTCGAGGGCGACGTTAAGGAGGCTCACGACGTTATCGACGGCGACGACAAGAGAGCTTGCGGAGCTGAGGATAAGGCTCGCGAGATTGAGGAGACAAGAGCTTTCGAGAATTATATAAGAGGCGTTGTCGTTCACGAAAGAGCCGGAGAGCTTGCTAAGGCTAATAACGGCGCTATTATCCCCGTAACGATCGCTAAGAAGATCATTGAGCTTGTTTACGATATTTGTCCTATCTTGGATAGATCCGAGAAGTACAACGCAAAGGGTAAGCTCGAGATCCCTTATTATCCGGCGGACGGATCAACTCAAATTACCGTCGCTTATGCAAGCGACTTTACAGATCTTACAAGCTCAACGGGCAACTTTACCTCAATCGAGCTCGAGGGTTTCCTTGCCGGAGCTCTTACTAAGATCGGTAAGACTCTTATTAACAATACAGATATCGACGTTGTCGGTTTCATTGTTAAGAGAATGGCTTACGATATCGCTCGCTTTATCGAGGGCGAGCTCCTTAAGGGTACAAGCGGTAAGGTAACCGGTCTCTCTAACGCTACAAACGTAACAGAGACGGCAAGCGCAAGCGCTATCACGGCGGACGAGCTTATCACTTTCCAAGGTACAATTAAGGACGTTTTCCAAGACAAGGCAATTTGGATAATGTCTCCTAAGACAAGAGACGCTCTCCGTCTCCTTAAGGACGACGTCGGACGTTATCTCCTTAACGACGATATTACAAGTCCTTTTGGTAAGGTCTTGCTTGGTAAGCCGGTTTACGTTTCCGATAATATGCCCGATATCGGAGCCGAGGAAAAGGTAATCTATTACGGAGATATGTCCGGTCTTGCAACAAAGTTTAGCGAGGAGCTCCATATCGAAGTATTGAGAGAGCTTTTCGCCGCTCAACACGCCGTAGGTGTAGTTGGTTGGGTTGAGTTTGACGCTAAGATCCAAGATCAACAGAAGATCGCCGTCTTGCAAATGGCTGAGGCTTGATCTAATTAAGGAGGTTTAATCGTATGGCTTACAGAGCTTTGAAGTCTTTTACCGGTCTTGTATCTATGGTTAAGAACGAGGTACGCGAGATCAACGACGAGGCTATCGTTAAGGATCTCTTAAGAGCCGGATATATCGAGGACTTGAGCGAAAAGCAAAAGGTCGCTAAGAGCTCTAAGTCGTCGAGAAAAGGAGGCGAGTCTAATGTCTGAGACTCCGTCTTATACAGTATTTAGCGAGATCGCGGTAAGCGATCTCGTTAATTACCTCCGTATATCCGAGCCTACAAGCGCGGATAATGTACTTTTAACATCTATACTCGAGGCAGCTAAAAATTACGTTTTGAGCTATACCGGACAAGACGAGGAGGCGGCGGATACTTTTCCCGAGTTTACGATCGCGGTTTACGTCTTGGCTCAAGATATGTACGATAACAGATCTTACGCGGCGGTATCTCCAAACGTTAATAAAATCGTTGACAGTATACTCGGATTACACTCGATAAACTTGTTATGAATATTGTTAAAAATGCCGGTAAGTTTAATAAGCGTATACAGATCGTAAGAGTCGTTACGACTAAGGATAAAGACGGGTTTCCGGTCAAGTCCGACGATCCCGTTCTTGAGACTTGGGCGGAGGTTAAGACGACTAAGGGTTTTACTCTTATAATCAATAACTCCGATTTTGAAAAGGCTCTTACAAACTTTACGATCCGTTATCCCGTTACTGAGATCAATCGAGATATGATTATCTTATTCAACGGCAAGCGCTACACGATACAGTATTTAAACAATGTCAACGAGGCAAATGTCGAGCTTGAGATCCAAGCGAAAGAGGTTACTCACTAATGGCAAGATTTGAGGCTGATTTACCGACGGAGCTTATTAAGATCTTTGAGGATCTTAATATCAATACGGAGAAAATGCTCGGAGATATGGTCGAGGCAGGCGCTGAGGTCGCTAAGGCTAATATTTGGGCGAAAATGCCTCAAGCATTAAGAGAGGGTATTACTTTCGATAATCTTATCTTAACGAAAGTATACAAGACTCCAAGCGACGACGGGATCAATTGTCAAGCTATGATCTCCGGATACTTTATCAATAAAGACGGTAAAGAGACTCCGGCTCCTTTAGTCGCTAACTTGTTTGAGTATGGACGGAGCTCCGCTCCTTATCCTAAACAACCTTTTTTTAGATCCTCTTTTAATAAGAGTCAAATCGAGCAAGCTATGTTAAGAGTACAAAAGAAGTATATAAAGGAGAGCTAATCTAATGAACGAGCAAATCGAGAGCTTACTTACTGATTTTACAGTTAACGGAGTCTCGATCGCCGTCGCTCCGATATTCTACGAGGGACACGGCGAGCCTTATATCGTATACAGACAATACGACAAGGATAACTCTTACTCCTCAGACGACGAGATCTCCGGATATGTTACTTATTATGATTTTGACGTTTACAGTAAAAGTAATTTTCTCGATATTATTGAGGCGTTAAAGTCGATTTTTAAAAATGCCGGTTGGACTTGGCAACCTCGGAGAGACTCTCCGGATATGTTCGAGGCGGATACCGAGTATTTTCATAAAACAATCTGTTTTGCTTATCTAATACAAGAAATAAACGAGGAGGTTTAAGGAAATGGCAAAGAAAACAATAAGTCAAGCTCTTAAGGATCTTTTCCTCGGTCTCGGTGGTAACGAGTCCGCTCTTGCGGACAATACCTCCGCTTCCGATTATATCCAAGATCTCGAGAGTGCTATCAAATCAAGCGCGAGCTCTGTTATTGACGACGAGGAGACAAGCGATACAACGACTTACTCAAGTAATAAGATCGAGAGTCTTATACCGAGCGGAGAGTATGAGGTTGTTACATTGTCCATGCCGTATGGATCCGAGACTTTAGACTTTACTTTTCCGGAGTCAACAACAAGAGAGCAATTTGTTACTAACGTCGCGGCAAAACGACCGACGGTTGTAAATCTTGCAACTGTGATGATTGCGGTCGACGGCGGCGCTCCTTTGACGTTTATGTCAACGAGACTTAATATGATGTCGCAATTAAATGTTATACAAGCCGTCGGCGCTGATGTTCGTAATGTAATATATCACGGTATCGCAACGGATATGAACACAAAAGCAAATTACGAGGTTTACGTTAAAATAGGTAACGACTCAAGTAATGATGCTATTTATTATAAGGCTTTTGAATTTCCTACAACTTAATAAAAGGAGGTAAGTAAAAAATGGCTAAGATAGGACTTAATAATCTTTGGTACTCTCACTTGACAGAGGCTCAAGACGGTACTCCGTCTTACGACGGCGCTAAGTCTTTCGGTAAGGCGGTCTCCGCTAACGTATCGATCGAGAATAACTCCGCCGCTCTTTATGCGGACGACGTTCTCGCCGAGAGTGATACGACTTTTCAAAAGGGTACGGTAACTCTTGGAGTTGACGACGACAGAGAGGCAACTTTCGCGGATATCCTCGGACACTCGATCACGGAGGAGGGTAACGTTACTCGTAACGCTAACGATACGGCTCCTTGGGTTGGTCTTGGTCGTATCGTCGTTAAAATGGTTAACAACGTAAGATCTTATAAGACGGAGATTCTTTATAAGGTTAAGTTTGCCGAGCCGTCTCAAGAGGATCAAACAAGAGGCGAGAGCGTTGAGTTTTCAACTCCGGAGATCGAGGGTACAATTGCAACTCTTGCTAATGGAGATTGGAGCGACTCGCAAGTATTCACAACTAAGGAGGCGGCGATCGCTTATATAAAGAGCGTTTTTAACGCCTCGTTTACTTACGAGGAGGTAACTCCGGAGGGTACAGAAAATCCGAGATCGGAGGGTTGGTTTATCAAGAACGGAGATACTTATATCCCGTCTCTTGATACTGAGGTTGTATCCGGTCGTACTTATTACAAGCGCGTTGAGACCGTCGGATCTTAATCTCGTTAAACTTTATTAAAGTCCGCCTCGTCTTGGCTGATATCGAGGCGAGGCGGCTTTTTATTTAATCATTTTCGGAGGACTTTATTTTATGAAAGAATTATCAAGTAAGATCACTTATAAAGGCAAGGATTATAAGCTCGTTTTTAACCTTAACGTTATGGAGGAAATACAAGACGAGTACGAGACAATTGATAAGTGGGGCTCGTTAACAGACGGCAAGAGCGGAGAGGTTAATATCAAGGCTCTTGTTTTCGGTATTACGGCTATGATTAACGAGGGTATTGAGATCGATAACGAGGAGAACGGTACAAACGAGCCTCCGATGTCTCATAAGAGAGTCGCTCGTATAATCTCCGAGATCGGTTTCGCTAAGGTTACTAAGGATATGAACGAGCTCGTCGTCGAGTCCGTTAAAGCAGACGAAAAAAACGAATAATCCACGAGGACGACGAGGAGATTGATAACGAGCCGATTAACTTCTCGTGGATTTACTTTATTTGTCGGTCGAGATTAGGCTTAAACGATAAGGAGAGCGGTCGGATCACTTATCGACAGTTTAGAAACTTATATCAAGCCTATAAAGATACTTTCGATCTCGAGCTTTTACTTACTTTATCCCGTAAAACTTACGCGGATCTAAAGAAAAAAGCCGAGGAGTCGGAGGAATGGTTATAAATTAAGGAAAAAGGAGGCGTTTATTATGGCAGGCTTTGGAGGAGCCGTAAAACTTACCGGAGAGAGCGAGTATCGTAAGGCTCTTACTAAGATCTCTCAGAGTTTAAGAGAGGTCGACTCCGAGCTTAAGGTTGTTACGTCTCAATATGATAAAACAGATCGCTCTCAAGAGGCTTTAAGCGCTCAATCGGAGGCGCTCGCTAAAAAATACGAGGTACAAGGTCAAAAGGTACAAGTATTAAGCGATAAATATAAGTCTATGGCATCGCAAGCCGAGACTAATAAGGCTAAACACGAGGCTCTTAAGTCGACTCTTGAAACTGAGACTCAGAAACTCCAAGCAATCGAGGCGGAGTCCGGTAAGACTTCGGACGCTTATAAAGAACAAGCCGCCGTCGTTGCTGATTTAAGCGCTGATTATAAAAAATCAGAGGTGGCGATCCAAGCTCAAGACGCGGCTTTATCTAAGGCAAAGACAGAGCTTAATAACGCTCAAGCCGCTTACAATGCGACGGGATCCGCCGTAAA